TTCGACGATGGATCGGGCGGCCGCGATATACGATGCTATGAGCGTGTCGTCGTCGGTGTGTTCGACGATGAGATGCGCCTTGGCCTCAGCCGTGGTCACCGGCTCGGCGGCCGGCGCCACGGACTCTATATCTGACCAGCCAACATCGGTCCATCGCACCGTTCATCACCTGTTTTTTGCCGAAGCGGCATTCCCAGCACGATCGGCCACGGCGCGCTTGGGCTTGTCGTCCACTACACGCCTCGGCCCGTCGTCCACGTATTCGGCACGCCCTCGCCTGACCCACCGGGCACACCGATCGAAGCTCAAATCGTACACCTTCCCGGCCTCGTACGATTCCTTGGCTGATCCATCGGCAGCCCGCAAATGCGAGTCCTTCGTGAATTTCACCCTCTTCGTTGCCTCGCGGTCCATGATGTCTCCCTACACACTGGCGTCGGCATCGCCGGCGTCTTTGATGGCCGTCACTGATGCCAGGTCGTTGTCACTCGCCGGCGCATATCGCGGTCGATAGCCAACGAGAAGTCCGGCGATCTGATTGGTACCCGACGTGGCTGGCGTGAGCGTCAGCCTCGCGAACCGGAAGCTGCTGTCCGTATCGAGATCGTCGGCCTTCGCCTCGATGATCGTCTGGTCATTGTCGGCCGTGCTCGCTACGTGCGTCAGGTCGCAGATGCCGAGCTGCTTGGAGCTGGCACCCGTGAGGCTTGTCGCCTGCTCCAGCTTCGCAACGATGTTCGCCGCGATCGATCCGTTGAGCGTGATGCCCGCGATCCGTTCGAATTTCGAGACGTCCGACCAGTCGGTGCTTTTCGCCGACGCCGCCGCGTCCTGCGGATCGACGACCCCGAGAATCGCGACGTCTTCGCTGAATTTCATTGCCATGTCTGTACTCCTGGTTAGCGGGCTTCCAACGCCACGAACGGCGAGTAAGTGGCACTGCCGTCGCGAGCAGCGATCGTTGAACTGTGCAGCGGCTGCCCGCCCATCCGCCAGACGAACCGGAAGGCCGTTACGCTCTGATCGAACCAGAGGTGGATGGACATTGCCTGGTCGGGCGCCGCCGTACGCTGGGCCATCCAGTATTGATCCATCGCACCGAAAATCACATCGCCGGCGTCACCGACGGTCTCGCACGCCTGTGTCGGGAAGATCGCCTTGCCGAGAATCGCACCGTTCGGCGCGCCCGGGAGGGCACCCGGACCGATGAACAGGCTCACGCCCCACCCGGTGTCAGCGCCGCCGGTGTCCAGTTTTCCGACCTTCATCAGCGTCAGAATCTGCGGCTCGACGTCCTGGTTGACCAGCCAGCGGGTCGACGTGCTCATGCGGAACTCGGCAAGCATGCCGGAATACATGGTGATGGCGTTCATGCCGACGAACGTGTCCGCCGTTTGCGACCCGACGGCCGACGCCGTCTTCAGGCACGGGGCGTTCAGGATGCCGAGCGGCATGCCGGCCCCGGTCCCCTGGACGATCGCCAAGTTGATTTTCGACGCCATCCGCTTCGCCACCGCCCGCGTCAGATATGCGGCGAGCATCGGCGCATCGGCGAGCAGCTCATCAGACGCAGGGACCAGCGCGGTGAGCTTGTCGAGGCTGATCTGCCGGCCCTTGAGAGCCGGTTTAACCTGCGTGTACGTGTCCGCCTCTCCATCCCAGTAGACCTGAATGCCGCCGCTGCTCGCCCACGGCGTTTGCTCGTCGACGGGAAACTGCACGACGTTCCGTGACGTCGGGATGGTCGTGATGAGGGGCAGCAGACTGGTTTCACCGCCGATCAGGTCGATGATCTCCTCGCGGAAATCAGGCGGCACGAGAAATCCGCCATCGGCCCCGACCTCCTCGCTTCCGTACGTCGTGGCGGCACGGGAATAATACTCACCGAACCGTGCCTGCCGCTTGCCCGCTTGGCCGCGTACGTGGTCGCGGACGCACAACGCGTAGTCAGACAATCCTGAGAACTCACGGTCCTCACGGTCTTTGCGATCGTACCGCTCACGGTCGCGGGCCGCGTTCGTCCCGGTATTCTCCTGGATGATCTGCTCGCGGTTGACGACGCATTCGACGACCTCGATCGTCGATTCCAGGTCGTCCATGCGCGCCTTCAGCTCGTTAAGCCGGGTACGGTGCTCTTCGGTGAGCTTGCCGTCTGCCTCGGCCTCGGCGATGATCTGCCGCTGTTCCTCGTGGCAGGACTTGAACTGCCGGCGCAGTTCGATGGGGTTCATGTTCTTGAGTTCGTCCGTGGCCATCGCGTTACTCCGTGGTTACGTAGGCAACCTCAGAAGCAACGCGCCGTCCGAACGTTACGTGTGCTTCGACTGTGTTTCTGACGTGCCGTCCTAACGTTACACGCCGATGTGGCGGCCGCGGATGTCCGCGTCCCACCGTTCTATTTCCAATTCATATTTTCGGCGATCTTTGGCCGTCTTGTCAACCCTTTCTTCGAGAGCCCTGTAGTGTTGCCGTTTGGCCTCGATTTCGGTGTCCGTATAGGCAGGGAAATTCACAAGGGACACGTCGACAAGCTGGACACGCTCAACGATGTAGACCGGCACGCCGTCGCGCACCTCCCGGCTTTCATCGAGAATGTAAAATGCAAAGCTCATCTTGTTGATGTCGCCACGCTCGACCAGCGTAATGGCATCGCGTCCCGCCTGCGTGTCCGGCGGTGTGATCTCGACGTACAGGCCGTGATCGTCCTCGCGCATCATCAACGTCGGCGGATCTGCTATGTTCCGGCCGAGCGTGAGTAGTCCCCCGCTGTGATTCACATTCGCGATCACATCATCACGTTTTGCGAGCGTTTCGGTGAACGCACCGGGCGCGATGACCTCGCGGCTACCCCACATGTCTTCGCTCAGCGAATCAAAAACCGCCGCATAGCCCCGCAGCGTAGTTCCGACCGACTCGCCATCTTGCCTGCGGTGAACCGCGATCTCCGATTCACGCTGTAGTGTTCTGAATTTCGTCCGCTCCGTCGTCTTTTCCGTCGTTTCCATCTATGATCTCCCGCTCGAAAGCATCGTACGTCGATTCGGCCAGCTTGCGTGAGTCGCCCAGAGGATCGCCGCCGATCGTCAGCTCGTGGGCCGACTCGCAAATGCGTCGTGCACAATCATCGATCCATTGGCCGACCCGCGGATCGCCGGCGAGACCGGCCGCCGACGCCCTCGCGCGAAAACCGAGGCCCATTGACGAGGCAAGCCGGGTGCGATGCTCGCCGAAAAACTTCGCGCACCACCGATCCCACCAGCCAACGTCGCCCTTTTCGGCGTATCGCTTGCTCGCCTTTTCCACCTCTCGCGAGCCCTTTGCCAACGCGACTTCCAGCAACTCTACGGCGACCGAGCGTATCGCCCGAACGGCAATGCCATCATCTGGCACCGCGTTCTGATCGACTCCACCAAGCGGATCGGGGTTCGGCGGAGCGGTATCGCCGCCGTCCGGTGCGTTCGGATCGATCGCGGCATCAAGCGGCACAAGGTTTTTGGGGACGAATCGTACGTCGCCGGCCGGCCCGATTCCATTGCGGCCATCGCGGGCAAGCATCTCGTTGATGGTCGTCCGACCGACCTGGAAACCCTTGAAGTCGTTGTTCGTTCGCGTCTGCGAGTCTGACCGCAACAAGTCGTCGAGGTCAAACCGACAGAACCGATCGCGTTCGCCCGGACCGGCAAACAGTTTGTAGGTTAATTCCTGTTCGATCCGTTCGATCAATGCCCGGAGCGTGTATTTCTCCAGCCACAGCGTCAACTGTTCGATGTTCCGCCATTTCATGGCATCCACGTCGCCCAGCATGTGGGCCGGGATGTTGAAAATGCGTGACACCTCGTTGACACTGAATTTCCGCGTCTCGCGAAGCTGTGCTTTCTCGGGATCGTGGCCGAGGCTCTTCCATTTCATGCTATCGAACAACACCATCGGCCGGTGCATGCGTGACAGGCCGGCATACCGTCGCTCGAATTCATCGATCCATGCCCTCATCTGTTCGCCGTCCGGCGAATTCGGGTCCGGGCTGCTGGACTCCGCTTCAAGAACGCCGGTCGGGACCACGCCGCGCGCAAAATAAGTGCCCGCGAATTTCTCGGCCGCGATGCCCGCCCCGATCGCGTCCCTATTGCAGCGCACGGGCGACGTTCCAATCAGGCCATCCGCGGAGAAGCCTGCCACGTGGATCACCTGCCAGGGCTTATACCGGATGCTGCCCTGCATTTTGTCCAGCGTCTCTTCGTAGTAGTAGGAACCTGCGTCGTCGCGTTTCAACGAAATGGCGGTCGGGCTGATAGGCCACAGCTCACGGATGGTTCCGTCGCGATCGTATACGATTTCGGCGAACGCGTTGCCCCACAATAGCAGATGGCCGGTGAGCGTCTCGGTGAACAGAAACCGGGACATCATTGGATTCGGTCGGAGGCCCAGAACGTCAGACAGCGGATGTTCGTCATCGAGTTCGGTATTGCCGGCGCCGATCCGCCGGAATACATTCAGGCCGAGGGAGCCGACGATGCCGGCTAGAATGGTGACGGCCGACCAGACCGCGGGAAATGACAGGGCTGCTTTCTCGTCAACGACGATCCCCGCTTCGCTGATCGTCGGGAGCGTCCCCCACCCGTACATCTGCTGCCATCCCCGCGACCCCGTCAGCAGGTCGTTCGGGTCCTCGCTGGCCTGGCGGGTGTTTAGCAGTGCATCGAGGATCATGGATCGTCCCATAAACAGCGCAACAGAGCATGATCGCACCGGCGACCATGACTGCTATCGGCACATTATACGCGGCGATCCCGCCGATGAGCAACAGAAAACCCGCAATCCCGGTGATGTCTCTGATCATATGATGACCCACGGGTTGGAACGCCTCTTAACCGCCCCGTCCGCCCGGCCGACGGCCATGATGGCCGCGACCGCGGCGTCGATTTTCCGTTTCGGGTTATCACGCTTCGGCTTCTGGTTTCCGCTGGCATCAAGCTCGGCCACCACATTCATCACGTTCATCCTCAGGATCGGGTTCCCGTCATGCGCGAGTTTACCTGATATCGCGAGTTCCTCAAATCGTCGCATAGGACCGGCCATGCCATAGAATCCTTGCCCGTGAGCGATGACGTTCAGCCCATCCAGCTCGCTGAGTTCCTGCGTGAGCTGCTCGCCCTGGAATAGCCGGTCCGCTGCGATCTCTCGAAGTCGCAATCGGTTGGTATTGAGTATTTCGTTGATGTCCCGGCGGATGGTCGCGTAGTCCGTTGCGTTCCCCGGAGTCTTGTGGATCAGCCCCTGACTAATCCATGATGGGTAGTCGATTCGATCTCGCTCGTACCGTTCGGCCGCGGTCTTCGACGGTATCCAGATATGCGGCGACAGATAGATAGTTCCGTCGCCCAACTTGAATGCCAGAACCATGGCAGTGAAATCTCGCGTGGACCCGATGTCGATTCCGGCCCAACAATCGTACGCGGCGAGTTCCGACATGGGTATCGGTGCCCGCTTCAACCCATCCCACACATCGGACGGTATCCAGATTTCCTCCTGGTCGGTACGGATGTTCAGGTGGAAACGTTTGAACGTGTTTTGGAATGACGGCGAGTTGATGGCCTTCTTGTATGCGCGACGCAAATAGTCGAGGTCGACCGATACGCCGAGGTTAGGGTTGGCCGCCGCCCATATCTGTTCGTCGCCCCAGTCGCATTCGGGGTCGGCTTCATAAACGCACGGAAGAAACCTCGCGTCATTGATCGCGCCAGAGCACACGCCACGTGCGTAGTCGTTTTTTTCGTTGCATATCGATCCCTCGCGCTCGTAGTCGGCGGTCGTCATGTACAGAATGATCGGCTGCTGTCTGGCGGCAACGGCCGTCTCCAGAGCGTCAACCAGTTTTCGGTCCGGCTGCATGTGCAGTTCGTCGATGCAACCACAATGAGCATTCCAGCCATGGGCCTGTGCTTCCGAGCCGGGGACAACTCGATAGGTGGACATGCCGTACTGGTCCCAGAACTGTTCGCGCACTTGAATCGCCTTGCTCTGCCCCTTGAACAACTGGCAGATCGAATCCAATCGGTCATCCAGTCGGACCATTCCCGACGCGTGCTGCCATACGAGGGAGGCCTGTTGGAACTCGAACGCCGCCCCGTAAATCTCTGCGCCGAATTCTCCATCCTCGACCAACATGAACAGGATAATGCCCGCAACCATCGGCGTCTTGCCGTTTTTACGTGGGATGTATACGAGGGCCTCGCGGTACCTACGCATGCCGTACTCGTCGACCCATCCGAATAGGTTCGCAAGGAACGAACGCTGCCACCGTTCTAGCAGGAACGGCTGGCGGGCTTTCTCGCCCTTCACATGATGGAGCCTTGTCTCAAAAAAATCGATGATGCGGGTGGCACGCGAAACGTCGAACACGTACCCGTCGGCTTCGCGGAATGGATCATAGTTCGGCAGGATGCCAAGAAGGTCCGACCATTGACGTTCGGTTTTCGGCATCGGCGATCGGGGCGGGCTCGGGGCACGTTTTAGCTCGGCCTTACCCTTACCCTTGCCCTTCGTTTCGCGAACGAGCCACGAGCCGCGCAGTTTTAGCGCTTCCGGAGACGTTGGCTTTGGTCCGCGTCTGCCCATCAGTCGGCT